ATTATAAGTTAAAGATTGTAGGTAATTTGGACATTGAAGTTGGTGGAAGACTTGCTTTACATGTCAGTGGTGCTCCACAATCCGTCAAGAATGATGGTAAATCTGGGGATACTGGTGGAAAGCAAAGAAAGAATATAATCAAATTTGATAGTGATACTGAAGTATCTTGCGGAGGAAAACTAGAAACCCAAGCGATGGGTAACTCTATGATTTCTAAAGCTGGTACTGATGGAAAAATTATTACTGATAACTTATCCCTAAACGTACCTAGTTTTAATATTAACTGCTCTAATGATTTAAAACTAACTGCTGGTAATGCGATCTATGTTGAAACTCCATCACTGATCCGTAATATCAATCTACCACCAATCCCTAGATTGAAGTCTGGTATCTTCACCATCATGCATGGATCATATGACATGATCCTTAACCCTGGGGGGTCTGCTGCTGACGCTGTACCACGTTTTACGGTCAATAACACAGCAGGACCCATCTCCATGCTAGTGGGCGCTACAGGGTTCTTTGTGACCGTTGGTGCGGGTGTTGCTACTGTTAATGTTGCAGCAGGAGCTCTAACACTAGCATCTGCAGCAGGAGGAACCTTTATTTCTGGTTCAGCAGCAGTTAGCATTACATCAGGAACAGTGATCGATCTGAAGGCACCGTTCATAAATCTTAATTGAAGACCCCCTTGACAGGGGGCTCCCATGCTGCTATGATAACTCTGTAAGGGATCAGAGGCACACTTTAAAAGCTTTATGGAAATCAACGCTTTCTCTACTCTAGATCACGTAGTTCTAGATTTCACCAAACGTACTATCGAAATGCATGGTTATGATGGTGAATTTATGTCTGAGTCATGTCCCTTCACTGAAGAAGGACGTATTCAATTCGAAAATATGGTAGAATACTGCCAGAAAGTCCTTACTCCTGAACAACGAATTTATAAACTATGAATACACAAGTACCTGTAATTAACCTTCAAGAACTTGCTGAAAACGCAGAATTTATTTGTGAAATTCTTGTTGGTCGAAATAAGATGTCATTTCGCGTAGTATCTGAAGATCATGGAGATGTTCTGCTTGTACCTGTTGTAGAAAAGTCTCCTATTCCAGAAAACGTTCTTGCTGAGTTGGAAGAGATGCAAAAAGCATTTGAGACTCCTGAGACTGGTCTTGTTGGTCCTCCCCCTCTTGACATGCCCTTCTAAGTCTGCTATTATACATTCATGCGGTTGAGAGATCGCTTCTCGGGGAGGTGGTGGAATCGGTAGACACACCAGACTTAAAATCTGTTGGGCATTGCCCGTGGGGGTTCAAGTCCCCCTCTCCCTATTCCGACTAAATAAGTCGGAAGTTCAGTGAAGTAGAGGTATTATGCTTTGGAAAATTTAGGAAAACATTGCACTCTTGAAGTCTATGGCGTTAAAAGTGATTTGCTTGATGACTTGCAGTTTATCGACGAAACACTACGTCAAGCAGCAATTATATCAGGTGCTACTATTTTAAATAGTGTATTTCATAAATTTGAACCCCAAGGCATTACTTTTATTCTTCTTCTTGCAGAATCCCATATTTCAATCCATACTTGGCCTGAAAAGGGATGCGCTGCAATTGACATTTACACATGCGGTTTGAGTAATCCTGAAACTGCCATGTGGCATGTCATTGAACAGTTTAAACCAAAATCACATTCTACAAAATCATTCCCTAGGGGCGGTTATGAGTTTTAAAGTTGGATCCTATGCCGAATGGAAACACATTAAAGGTTACATTCGATTTGTTTCTGACGAGTACATCTCTATTTGTGTAAACGTATATGATGATTCAAATAACTTTGATTGTTGTGTAGTTTGTCACAATACATATTGGGAGGATGTGATTGTACATAATGATGTGGTGCCAATTTACCCCATCATGTATGCCTCTGTAGCTCAGTGGTAGAGCAGCGGTTTTGTAAACCGCTGGTCGCAAGTTCGAATCTTGTCGGGGGCTCTATAAATAGTAAGTATAATTGCAGTTCCTCCTGTGACGGAGAGAAGAACGTTTTTTGCTGAAACCAGGAATGATTGGAACCCCTTCATTTATCAAATGTTAAAATACATCGATAAGTTGCAGGAGTACTACATTCGAACGGGTGATCCGTTCTACGAAATTCAGTCAGAAAAAATACGAAAGTTAATCAAAGAACATAAACAACAGATACATCAAATAGAAGGATTTGACGGACCACCATATTAGTGCTATAATAAGTTGTCCGTGTGAAGGAAGTGAAAGGATCAGGATTTACCCTGATCCTTTTCTTGTATAAATAAATCTGAAGAACATCTGAGAAAGATCCTGTGGCAGGTACAAAAAAAATATCTCAATTAGATAATTTAAGTGATGCAATTTTAACAGGTGAAGCAATTATACCAGTTGTTATTGCAGATCCTTTGATTCCTAATAGGAAAGCAAAAGTTAACCAGTTGTTTCGTGGTTTATCCCAAGGAACTAAAGCAGCCCCAGGATTAGCTTTCGACTTAGATCGTGACACTGGAATATATCAAAGTGCGTATAATGAAATTGGTATTTCATTTGGAACTGCTGGATATTACTACACTAAAATTTCGGAATCATTAACACTATCTACAGCAAAGATACAAGCAGTAGATACTGAGGTAGATAATGTTAACATTGTTTTCCAACCAAAAGGATCTGGAACTGTTGGAGTACAATCAGGTTCAATTTTTAGACTTCAGGATACTCAGTTTGAAATTGCTGACGACGTAACTAGCACTAAAAAAGCAAGATTCGAAGTAAGTAATATTGGTACAGGAACTAAAATATTCTCTCTTCCAACTGTTTCTGTTGGTAATAGCACAACCTTAGTTGGAACTGATACTGCACAAACTCTTACAAACAAAGTTATTCGTGTTGATGAAGATGACTTTTATGTAACTGATGGAAACTTCTCTGCTAAGTTTGCTATTGACTGGTTCCTAACTACTGGTACAGCAACTAAAACTTATTTCTTTCCCGATCCAGGACAAGGAGTAACAACAGTTAATATTATTGATGACGTTACTACTCAAAATTTATCAAACAAAACTTTAATTCAACCTAGTTTTGCAGCAAACGTATCGACAAACGTTAAAGTCTTATTTAATGCTGCAAACGTTTCTGCAACAAGAACAGTTACTTTCCCAGATTTAAGTATTACTTTAGTCGGTGAAGGATCGACTCAATCCTTAACTAACAAAACTTATGCTGGAGCTATTTTTTCGGATATAACTGATACTACTAAGCGTGTCCAGTTTGAACTTAGCAATCTGTTGACATCAACAATTACTAGTTTTAGTTTTCCAACTCAGCTAAATAATGCAGGCACTAGTATTTTAGTCACTGAGAGAGCAACACAAACTATTCGTAATAAGTCTTATGATAAACCTCAGTTTGTTGACATAGCTGATAATGATCGTAGAATTGTATTTGATCTATCAAATATTACTTCTACAAGAACAATTAAATTCCCAAATGAAGATGCAACAATATTATCATCAAGTAATACTAGTTCAATTGAAGGAATTAGTTTTAGTGGATCTATTTCAGCAGATTCTTTTGGTGGTAGACTAAGATTAAAATCACACTTTTTAGCAGGTTGGTAAAAAATGACAGCAGGAAAATTAGCAGCGGCAAAACCCGCAGCAACTACTAACACTACTCTTTACAGTTGTCCAATAAATAAGGCAACTAGTTCTGTATTGGAAGTATGCAATCAAGGTGGTTCTGCTTCTGCTTATAGAGTTGCTCTTAGAGACTATAATCAAATTTTAACTTTAGATGATACGGATTACTCCTTGAAAAGGGGTAATGTAATCAGTGACTATAGTATTACAATCTCTCCTGGAATTGCTACAGATCAAGCTGATCCTGGAGATATTATTCAAATCGGTAATAACAAGGGTAGTTTTAGGTATCATGATATATTTAAACCTACAGCAACCATTACTTATCCAGTAAAAGTTGTATCTTTAGGTACTGTATCTATTGATAACACATCTTTGGTTGGAACATTTGAACCAGGAGATACTATTACTGGTGCTATTACTGGATTAACTGCTACTGTTTATGCTGTTGACATCAGTGGATTGACATTAAATATTACTCCAATTAGTTCAGTTGCAACTAGTTTTTATGTTAGTGATAATACTGGAATTGCTGTTAATGATTTAATTTATACTGACGGAGAAATTGTTGAAGTAGATTCTATCAGTGGATATCAAGTAACTGTAACTAGAGCACAAGTAGGAACCACTGCACAACTTCATCCAGCTGGATCTGCTTTCACTGCTCTTAGATCCACTGCAACTACAACAACTATTAATGAAGGCGCGGCATTTTCCGATACCGATAATACATTAACAGTAACTTCAGCAGCAAGTTTAGGTATTGGTGATTATATTAGAATTGATAATGAATTTATGACCATCACTGGTATTGATGTAAATGATCTATCTGTAATTAGAGGACAATTTGGAACTACACCAGCAACTCATGCTGATGGTGCTACAGTTACTTTATTTGATGAAGTTACAACAGGTTTTTCTCAATTTTTTGATTTGACGGAAGAAGTTGATAATGGTGCTGGAGCTACTGTCGATCTAAATGTGACTGCAGGACCCCAAGGAGCTTTCCTTCCATCTGATAAATTTGTTTATGACTTTGGTGGAGGAACATTTGAATTTACTAATACTATTCCTGTTGATGCTGATAGGATCGTAAGATTTACACAAGTAGATGTATCTAATACTGGCAATACTTTAAGATTTAGTACCATTCCTGATGGTACTAATGGTGGAGGAACTCAGTATAGTACTGCAGTTACTATTAATGGTACTGCTGGATCCTCTGGTTCTTATACTGAGATAGATTTAAGTCTCGACACATTAACAAGTATTTCGCAACTTTATATCTATACTACAGATACCGCTCTAATTTCAAATAATGGATATTTAAATATTGATCTAACACCAAATTATAATACAGTATACCTATATGATTTAAATGGAGTTATTGCTGCAACTGATTCATTTGTAGTTAATAATGTTACCTATACGGTTACTGCGGTAAGTGCTGGACCATATGGTTATGTTCAAGATGCAACTGGATCTAGTGTAAAAGTTAGTTTGGGATTTGGATCTAGTGCTTTTATTGCTACTGATACATTCTTCGATTCTCCGATTGTTCCTGGAGAAGTTAGAAGAACAGCAACAGTTTCGTCTGTAAGTTCTATCAATGACGAAGATTACATCTTTTATGATAAAACACTTGCAGCAAATTCAACTGATAGAAATACTGGTATTGTAGTTGGACCTGGACAATCTGTAATGGTATATTCAGCAGCAAATACCATTAGTTATGTTATTCAAGGATTTGAAGATATTACCACTGATTTCTCTCCTGTTTATTATTACAGACAGGATCCATCCCAAATAAATTAATAAATAACTATAACTAGGGGAACAGATATAAATGTCATTAACTAGACTTAAGAACATTATTACGTCGAGAACTGGGCGTATTATCTATGTTAACCCAGATGACTTTGATGCTTCTGATGCTATTGATAATAGAGGTAACTCTGCATTAAGACCATTTAAGTCATTGCAAAGAGCTCTTTTAGAAGTATCAAGATTCTCGTATCGTGTTGGTTTGTCTAATGACGAATTTGATGCGTTTAGTATCTATCTGTATCCCTCAGAATATATTATTGATAATAGACCTGGAGAAATTTTATATACTGAAATTGCACCCTTAGATGAAAATTCTAATTTTGATTTAACCTCTCCAAATAATATTCTTCATAAATTTAACTCTGTTGAAGGTGGTGTTATTATTCCTAGAGGTTGTTCGATCATTGGATCTGACCTCAGAAGAACAAAAATTATTCCCAAATATGTTCCATACCCAACCACCAGAGCATCTTTAGGTATTACTATTTCGAACGAACCTGCTAAGACTGCAATCTTTAGAGCTACTGGTGGATGTTATTTTTGGCAATTTTCGTTCTTTGATGGTGATGCTACTGGCGTATACTATAAGGAAAATGATGCTACAACAATTCAACCAAATTATTCTCACCACAAATTAACGGCATTTGAATTTGCAGATGGCGCAAATACATTAGGTCAACTTATTAATTCTGGAACTGTAAGACCCAACTTTGATATTAACTCAACAATTATTCCAGATCTAACATCTAGAACTGATTTGGAAATCTATTATCAGAAAGTTTCAAGAGCATTTACTTCTATTCCTGATACTTCTGGTACTCCATCACAAGACCAGATTCAACCAAGAATCGAAGAAAATAGAATTGTTGGTCCTATTTCTGACGAATTCCAGGTTCTTCAGATTACTAGAAACGGTCAGACTGCTACTGCTATTACTGTTGACGAACTAGGTAATCCTAAGAATCATGGATTCTCTGTTGGTGTCAACGTTAATATATCTGGTGTAACTGGATCTACTGGTACTCAAAGTGAATTAGATGCGACCATTTATAATGGATCTTATGCAGTTACGTCTGCACAGGGTAATATCTTTACCTACCAGATGTCCGATGAACCAACTGGTAATGCTGTTGGTTCTAATATTCTAGTTAAAGTTGAGATTGATACTGTTGACTCTGCTTCTCCATACATCTTCAACCTATCTCTACGTTCAGTGTGGGGTATGCAAGGAATGCACGCTGATGGTAGCAAAGTAACTGGTTTTAAATCGATGGTTGTTGCCCAGTTTACTGGGTTATCACTACAGAAAGATGACCGTGCATTTGTTCGTTACAATACTTCTACTGGTGCGTATGATGAAGGTGGTCAAGGTGCTCACCTAGATGGTGCATGTAGATATAAGAAGGGGTGGAGACATTGCCACGTTAAAGCATCAAACGACGCATTCATTCAGGTCGTTTCGGTGTTCGCGGTGGGATATGGTGATCACTTCTTCGCTGATAGTGGTGCTGACATGTCCATCACTAACTCCAACTCTAACTTTGGTAACACTGCTCTTCGTTGTAAGGGATTTAAAGCAGCAGCATTTACTAAAGATAAGTTTGGAACTCTAACACACCTTATTCCACCTAAGTCTCTATCTGATATTCCTGAAATTTCCGTTAACTGGGTTAACATTGATATTCAAAGAACTAGAACTATTGCTAATCCACAAAGACTTTATCTTTATGGATATACATCTGCAACTGCTTCTCCAGCAACAAAAGCACAGGGATATACAATTGGAGCAAGACAAGATGGAACTGGTGGAGGAGCAATAGCAGATAAGATTTATTGTCTACTTGTTGGTGCTGGTCAAACTACAGCTTCAACTAAGTCTGCTTCTATTAGTCCATATGGACCTAGTGTTACTGGTTCGACAGTAAATACTTCAGCAAGTCCACTTAAATATGATGCTAATACTTATACTATTAGTGGTCAACCAAACCAAGTTGGTGGTTGGTATCTTCAAGTTTCTTCCACTAATAATGACATTTATACAACTTTAACGACAAATACTCAATATAATACTGTTGCATTTACACCAACAACATTCATTAAGCGTATACCTGATGCTCGTGTTCTAAAGGATAGAATTTACAGACTTCGTTATGTTGTTGATAAGGATTCATTCCCAATTCCGAGAGAACCCATTACTGGTTATGTAATACAGCCAAGATCTAGTGAAACTAGCTCACCTTCATATGATAAAGTATTTTATATCTATGAAATTGAAAAGGTTCAAGCATTTGAAAGGGGTGTTGCAGATGGTATCTATTATCTAAGTTTCTTATGTGCTTCAATTGCACCATCAACTTCTAACTTTAATGACTTTAGATTCTCTCAAAATGTTAATGAAGTCTATCCTGCTTTTGATAGAGATAATCCCAACTCAGATCCAACTGCATCAGTTTCTATTGCAGATAACGTAACCATTGGACTTGTATATGGAACAGATGGATTGGGTAATCTTGATACTAAGAAGAGTATTACAAAAGAAGCTACTCAATTCTTCCTTGCAGAATCTCAGAATAACTTAGCATGGAACCCATCAGCAGCAACTTTAGGATCATTTACTCTAACTTCTAGATTGGGTGATGCTGAAACTAGAAAAATTCCTTTGAAAGTTGATACTGATTCAAATGTTATTCCTATTCAAGTTGAACTAAGACGCCACTCAATTCAAAGATCTGGTAACCACACATTTGAATATACTGGTTTCGGTCCTGGTAACTACTCAACCGCATTCCCACAAACACAGGTAGAAGTTCTTTCTCCAGATCAGATTAAACTATCACAGTCACTCAAAGAGGCTGCTGGTGTTTCCTTCTACTCTGGTCTAAACTCGAATGGTGATCTATTCATCGGTAACCAGGTTATCAACCCTGTTACTGGACAGATCACTTCTGATGATATCGCTCAGTTGAATGTTGTTGGTGAAGAGAACACTACAATTCAAACGTTCTCTGAACTTGTTCTTACTGATAAGTTGACTGTTCTTGGTGGTGCATCTAACCAGTTAGAATCAATTTTCTCTGGTCCAACAACGTTCCAAGGTAAAATTACTTCAGATACCAACGTACAAGTTAAGAAACTTACCTATGCTAACCCAGACGGTACGATTCTAAAAGCAACGTTGATGGCTCCAGATAACGGATCTGGTTTACCAAACCTAACTGGAATTGCAACTTATACAACTCCAGCAGACGGAGATATTGTCTATAATACTTCTTGGACGCCAGGTAAGAATCTTGGATGGATGTATTATTCTGGATCTTGGTATAAGTTTGGATTAACTAATACTGGTTTTATTGACATTGCTACTTTTGGTGCTAACACCAATATGGCTCTTGGTGGTACTGCGAATACAAATTACAGACTGGATGTAACTGGTAATACTCATATTAGTGGAAATCTAGTTGTTGATGGATCTGGCGGTGTAAATGCTAATAAGTACATATTGAGAACTTATACTGGTGATGGTACAACGCAAACATTTACAATTGCTTCTGGACACACATCGAAGAGTATTTTGGTGTTCTTAAATGGTGTATGTCAAGTTCCTGATACTAACTATACTGTTTCTGGAACTAATATTGTATTTGGTACTGGTGATGCTCCTAGAACTGGAGACATTCTTCACATTAGGGAACTACCTATCTAATAAATACTAAAGAAGTAGAGGTTAAAACTCATGGCATTAACCCAAATTAATGGCAATCAAATTAGTTCTAGTACAGCTGCATTAATTACGCAACTGTCCTTTTTAAATTCTAATAGTGTTTTGCAGTTACCTGTAGGTACAACCCAACAGAGACCACAAGGAGTTAGTTTCGGTACTATTCGTTTCAACACTACATTAGATAGCGTTGAAGTTTATAAGTCCGACTCTGATGGTCAGGGTACAGATGGATGGGGATCGGTTGGTGGTGGTGGACCATCTAGAGGTAGAGATTCTATTGTACGAACAAATAGAAATTATATTAATGAGAACTTAACAATAGGACCTTCTCAGGGAGAACAATTTTCCAATGGAATGTCTGCTGGACCTGTGACAATAAATGCTGGATTTACTGTAACTGTAGATTCTGGTGGAACCTGGAGTATTGTATGACAGTATTAAGTGTTGGACAATTACAAGGATTAACTGTTGCTAATGGCATAACTATAGATGCCAATACAAAATTGATTGTTGATGGAACTCTTAGGGTATCAACAATTCAAAATTCTTCTGGATTAACAACACTTACTAGTAATTCTTCTGGAGAAGTTACATTCCCATCAAATCTCACCACTACGGCATCGCTAACTGGTAATACTGTATCTCCAAGTTCTTTGACTATACCAAATTGGACTACATCAACTAGACCATCTTCGGCTGTGATTGGAACAATGGGATTCAATACAACTACAGGTAAGGTTGATGCGTATACTTCTGCTGGATGGACTTCTGTTGGTGCATCTACATCCACAGGAACTCTTCCTACAAATGGTCTTTTCTTACAATTAGATGCTACCTCAACTGCTTCTTATCCTGGTAGCGGTACTATTTGGTATGATACTAGTGGTAATGCAAGGCATTTTAATATTGTTGCTTCTGCCTATAATGCCGCTGGCAAATATATGGATTTTAAGGGAAGTTACGGGTGTGCAAAAAACGGTTCTGATCTGAGTATATCTGGGGATGTTACCTATGTTACTGTAACTAGAATGTTGAATAGTTCTGGTAACTGGAGAACAATGACTAGATCATACGTCAATGATCATCATGTTATGGGTCAATCGGGCGGTTGGGATATTGGAATTTATGATAATGATTCTGTTGGATTTATTAGTTCTGGTTATTCTCAGCAATCTCTTCCTGGGTATTCTTCTAATGCCTTTATGGTTATGATTTGGAGATGGACGAATAATGATAATCCAACATACTCTCTTAGTGTAAATGGAGTTACTGTTGGGAATATTGTGAATAGTAATGCTAGATATAATAGAGGATTTGGATCTATTGGTGCTTACCACAATGGAAATACAACTCCCTCTAGTGCTGATCAATACTGGGGTGATATTAAATATTTTGCAGTATATAATAGAAGATTATTAGATTCTGAGTTATTAACTTGCTATAACGCATTGCAATCATACTTATAGGTAATATAATAATGAGCTCATTAAAAGTAACAAAATTACAAGGAATTGTTCAAACTAACAATGAAATTACTGTACCTTCTAATCATAGACTTATAGTACCTGGAATTCTTAGAGTAGGATCTATTCAAAGTAGTGGTGGAATATCTATTTGGTCTCCAGATCCTTCTGGAAATATTTCTATGGGTGGTAATCTGAATGTTACTGGATCTATAAGTTGTAGCAACTTATCTGCAAGTTCTAAACTGAATTTACCAATTTGGACAACATTAACTAGACCTACAACAAATTTAGTTGTTGGTAGAATTGGATATAATACGACTATTTCTGATATAGATATTTGGAATGGTACTAGTTGGATTACTGTTTCTGGAGCATCATCTTCATCGACAGTATCTTTGCCAACTGGATATGTTTTGGCTATGGATATGAACTCTTCTACTGGAGGGTTAATTAGTGGTAGCACCTGGACTTTATCTCAACCAGCTGGAACTGCTGGAACATATATATCTAACGGTGGAGTTTTAAATACTGGATATTATAGTAATAGTGGTAGACCACCTGGAGGCACTCCTGGAGTAAGTAATTACTTCTACAGAATCAATGAAATGCCATTGTTGTCTGGTTCTAACCTAACATTTTGTATTTGGTATAAAGGAACTCAGAATGTTGCTCCACAAACTTATGGACCTTCTGTTCCTTTATTTGGTGATACTCGCAACTCTGTTTATGGTGGATTTGGAATCAGTAATGGTAGGGCTGAGTTTAGGGATAGTGGAAATGCCTATCAATCATCTGTAAGTGTTATTGATGGAACTTGGAAACATATTGTGTTTTCTATAGATTCATCTAGAAATTTAAGAATTTATATTAATGGAACATTAGATTCTTCGTATTCTGCAGTAAGCATTAACGCTGCAAATACTAGAACTAGTGACATAGCAGCACATTATCCGTATTCTGGATATGTTGCTCCAGAAGCCGTAGATGGAGCAGTAGTCTACAATAAAGTTTTAAGTGGTGCTGAAGTAACTCAGGTATATAATTCGTATATATCTTCTGGTACAGCTGTTTCTGCTACTGGTGGTGTAGTATCTAATATCGGAGCATATAAATACCATACATTTACTAGTATTGGAACTACAACATTTACTGTTTCTAGTGGTGGTCCAGTTGAATATGTTATCGTTGGTGGCGGAGGAGCAGGCGGAGGTGGCGACGTTGGATCTGGCGGTGGTGCTGGTGGATTTAGAACCAACGTTGCTGGATTTAAATCTGGAGGAAATACACCACCAGAATCATATATGTTAATTACACCAGGAACGTATAATGTAGTTGTTGGTGGTGGAGGAACAGGAGTCTCAGACACCAACTCTAATGGTGGTAATGGTGGTTCATCTAGTTTCAATGGGATTACATCTTTAGGAGGAGGTGGCGGCGCTGGATGGGCTAGAGGAACTGGAAATTCTGGTGGATCTGGCGCAGGTGCAACCGCTAACGGTTCAGTAGGTACTGGAACATCTGGACAAGGATTTAACGGTGGAACTGGTCTTGCTGGATCTAATTATCCTCAAGGTGGTGGCGGTGGTGCTGGCGGTGTTGGACAAAATGCTCCAAGTCAATCTGCTGCTGGTGCTGGTGGACCTGGATTACCAAACCCCTTTGGATCTGCAACTCAAATTGGTCAATTATTTGCTGGCACTTACTATCTCGCGGGCGGTGGCGGTGGTGGTGTTGAAAGTAATGCTACTGTTGGAGATGGTGGCCTTGGTGGAGGTGGTATCGGTGGAAGACAAAATTCTGAGTTGACAGCTGCAGCAGGACTACCCAATACTGGTGGTGGCGGTGGTGGTGAAGATCCCCAAGCTGGTGCTAATGGTGGTTCTGGTGTTGTAATAATTAGATACTTGGCTTAATAAATAATTAAATATTGGATATTTGAAATGAGTATTTTAAAAATAGAAAAAATACAAGGATCTAGTAAAGCTAACTATGAGATTACCGTTCCTTCACCCAATAAGTTAATTGTCTTAGGAACTCTTAGAGTTGATACTATCCGAAATGGTAATGGAATTGCAATTTTTAATCCAGATTCGTCTGGAAATATTACACTATCTACAAATATTTCTTCTACTGGTACTATTACGTCATCTGCATTGACTAGCAGCGGTAAAATAGATCTTCCTGTTTGGACTACAGCAACTAGACCCAACACTGGATTAGTAAATGGTATTGTTGGATTCAATACGGATTCTGGAGTTGGATTTGAAGTTTATAACACTACTTCTGGATGGAAGAAATTTTCTTCTTCTGCTCCTAC